TGTCCTCGACCCCGGCCCCTCATGGGTGCCGACCGCGGACACTATCGCATATTTTCAGGAACTGGAACGGCAGGAAGGCGTCACCCTCCCGCGCAACCGCTGGGCATGGTACGAACGCCGCGCAAAATTGCAGGGGCCGGATATGTTTTCGCAATTTCCCAGCACTCCGGCCGAGTGCATCAGGAGCGCGATTGCGGGACAGATTTACCCGGAAATCACCAACGCCCGCCAGCGGGGGAGAGTCACCCGCCTCGCCATCGAACCCGGCGTGCCACTCGTCACATGCTGGGACCTTGGCACCGCCGACGCCGCCGCGGCATGGCTGGTGCAGATTCTCCCCACCCAGATTCTCTTCCACCGCCATTACGAAGCCACCGGCACCGGAGCCACGGAAACGGCCCAGCAGATCAGGGAATGGGAAATGGAAATCGGCCGGCGCATCGACGTGAACCTCTTCCCTCACGACGTGGACACCCGCGACCGCGGCAGCGGCCTCAGCTACCGGAAGCAGCTCGAAACCGCAGGCGTGCCGCCCCTCACGATTCGGAAGGTGGAGCGCACCCAGAACATTTACACCGGGATTGGGGAGGTTCGCCGCCTCCTTCCCAAAGCATACTTCGACCTCAGCACGGACGCGCCGCGGAAATCCGAAACGGGCGCAGACCTCCCGTCAGGGGTGGGGTGCCTTGAGAACTACCGGCGCAAGCTGGAGGGTGGCCGCGAGGTGCCAGTGCATGACCACACCAGCCACACCGCCGACGCCGCCCGATGCCTTGCCGAAGGCATGGCGCAGGGCCTCCACATCCCGCATGCCGACATTCCCAACCACCTCGCAACACCGTTGCAGGTCCGCAAACTGCTATGAACACACCCCGCCTCCACTGGGCTCAAATTGCCGCCATTGACTGCAAGCGCGCTCTCATGGTCATGCCTGCCAACAACTCCTCCGCCATCGTTCACTATTGGGCCGGGAAACATCCAGGAAAAATTGGCTGGTTGATCGGCCCCTCCGCTATCTCCAAAACCAAACTCCGCCCGTGGATTCCCTTTGCCCTCGACAATGACGCATTCGCAAGCTGGACGAAACGCCAAGCGTGGGACGAGGCAGCGTGGATTGCCATGCTTCGCGCAGTCCGCGCCCAATCCATGAAGCCCCGGTGGGTGCTGGTTCCCGATGTTGTTGCGGATCGTGAAGCAACCTTGGAAAAATGGGACCTTTACGCACCAACCGCCGCCGCCTATGGGTGGCCATTGGCGTTTGCAGTGCAGGACGGCATGACGCCCGCCGACATTCCAAAGGATGCCGAAGTGGTTTTTGTAGGAGGCACGACCGAATGGAAATGGCAGACGCTTCCAATGTGGGCAACAACAGGCCGACGCCTACACGTTGGGCGAGTGAACGAACTCGACCGGCTCCACATCTGTGAGCGTCTACGGGTGGAATCAGTCGATGGGACGGGATGGATGCGAGCCACCGACGGAGGCCGACAAGCGCAAGACCTTGCCGCATGGTTGGATGGCTCCGCCAAACCACAGCCCGAACTAGCCCTGGCCCTATGAAGCCCGCCCACAAAATCGCCGCCCTCCACGAAAGCCCAGGCGTGGACTTTGCCGAAGCCATGGAGGCACACCTGCTGCTGGGATACGTCCAAAGCACACCCGATGCCATGGCCCTCGCCCGCCGCATCCGGCCCGACGCCGACCCCGGGAACCCGTGGGACGTGGACCAGAGCGCCTCCACGCTTTACGTTTGGTGCGCATCCGGCGACCTCGACGCCCTTGCAGATTTCCTGCGGTCAATCCCGAATTGCAACGCGGTTGCGTATCACCGGAGGGGGCGTTTAATCTGTCGGCGCACCACCCATTTCCTCTATGCGATCTCCCGCCAACGACGCCGCCAAGATGGCGGAGCAATCCCGCCAACAGTCCGACCAGCAGTTCAAGGCGCAGATGAAGCTGATGAGCCGCCAACTGAAAGCCCAGAAGGCCCTCCCAGTGCCAGCGCCGGAACCCATGGCACCCGTTGCCACGCGAGCGAATTCTGACGCAGTCGCCCAGCGCCGCGAGCAGGCACGCGCCGCCGGTCGCAGGTACGGATTCGGCCAATCGGTTTCCTCCGGCTCCATGCTGGGAAGCCCCACCTACCTCTGACACATGGAAAAGGCCCAGAAGTTACTTGAGCAGTACGCCGACCTCGACGGCGAAGCCACCGCCTGGGAAGGCATCTGGAGGGATGCGGCTGAATTCTGTCTCCCTCACCGATACCAGACGTTCTCCAGTCAAAGCAACACGCCCAGCCCAGCGGCCCGCAACTTCTCCGCGATCGGTTCCGATTCCCTTCGCGTTCTCTCTTCCGGGTTGCTGGGGTGGACGACGCCATCACAGACCCCATGGTTTCGGTGGGAGCCGACGCCCAGCCGCGAGGCATCCGAAGACCTGAAAAACTGGTTGGCGAAAGCCTCGCAAACCGCGCACCGGATTCTGGGAAACTCCAACTTCTACACCGTCGCCCACCAGTTCCACCTTGAGCGGGGGGCCTACGGAACCGCCGCCATGATGGTGGAGCCGGGGGCCAACGGGAAGCCGGTGAATTTCAAGCTATGGGCCGCAGGAAGTTACCGCTTCACCGAAACCGCCGAGGGGATTTGCGACAGCGCCTTCCGCAAATACAAGCTGACCAGCCGCCAAGCGGTGAAAATGTGGGGAGACAACGCGCCGGAAATCTGCCGCACCGAAGTGGATGCGAACAAGCACACCACCCAGCACGAATTCATTCACGCCATCTGCCCGCGGGAGCCCAAGGACCGGAACCCCGCGGGCGGCATTTACGGGATGCCAGTGGCGTCCTACCACATCCACCGCGCATCAAAGCAGATTGTGGACGAAAGCGGGTTTCCTTCCATGCCTGTTTTTGTCAGTCGCTGGCTACGGTGGCATGACGAAAGCGTGTGGGGGATTAGCCCCGCCCTCATCGCCATCAACGAGATCGAAGGCGTGAACAAACTGGACCGCATCCTCCTTGCCAAGGCCCAGCTTGAGGTGGAGCCGCGAATCATCGCCAAGACAGGAGCGGTGGGGCACATCGACCTGACCGCCGGGGGAGTGACTCAGGTGCGCGACATGGGAGACGCGCCGCAGGCATGGGCCGACGCGCCATCCTCCCACGGGATCAGCCTGGACCTCGTGAAGCGCCGGGAGGACTTTATCCGCCGAGTGTTCCACTCCCAACTTTTCGAGGCCCTCACTGGCATCGACAGAGAAATGACGGCCACCGAGGTAATGGCACGGCAACGCGAGCAGGTGGGGCAGATCAGCCCCGCATTTACACTCCTCACCACGGAATTCCTGAACCCCCTCCTTGAAGCGGTTTTTCAACGCCTCGTCATTGCTGGCAGTTTCGGCCCGCTACCCATCGACGCCATCACGGAAACGCCATCAGGCCCCCAGATTCTATTTCCAACGACCGTCCACACATCGCGCCTGTCGTTTGCCATCGACTCCCTCAACTCCGACGCCCTCCTCTCGACCGTCAACGAACTCGCCCCGCTCATTGCCGCCCAGCCAGAAATCCTCGACAACTGGAACCTCGACACCGCCAGCCGCGAAATCGGCAGAGGCCGCGGCGTGCCGGCTGAATGGATTCGCCCCGACGAAGAGGTCGCCGCCATGCGTGATGGCCGCGCACAGCAGGCGCAGCAGGCGCAGGCGATGGAGTTTGCCGCCAAGCAGCCAGAACTCGCCACACAAGCCGCCGCCGTTCTCTGATGATCACACAAGCCCTCACTCCCCTCGAAACACTCATCGACGCCGCCGTCACCTATCCCGCCTTTGCCGACGCAGCCCGCGCCGCATTCTCAGGCCGCGCAGGCGAAGACGTACTCGCTGCCCTCACTGCGGTTGCCCACCCGCTTTTCCCGCCGGAGGGGCGCACGCCGGAAGCCGTCGCCCGGGAAATCGGACGCCGCGAGGTGGTCGCACTCCTTCTCAGAGCATCAGGCAACATCTCACCAACCCAATCCAATGCCAGACGAACCAGCCCCAGCACCACAGGATCCGCAGATCAGCCCATCCAGCCAGCCGCGCCAGCCCCGGAAACGAGCGCGGGCGCAAACCTCGCCGACGCCCTCCGCGCAGCGGGAGACGCCCGCCGCACCCTCCTTGCCAAATACGGAGCCGACGACGAGGACCAACCCGAAAGCAATCGCCCCATTGCCGACGACCCCGCCGACGATGCAGGAAGCCATTAACGCCGCCCTCGCCGCGGGCATTCAGCCCCACCCCATGACAGGCTGGAAACGCGCCGCTTTCGTGAACTTCGTCATTTCCCAATTCGCCCCCGACCACGGGCACAACCTCCTCCGCGCCTGGAATCTCCCGGCGATTCTTTCCAACCCTGAAACACCATAACATGAATATTGAAAACCTCACATTCGGTCAAGCCGTCGAAGCCATGAAGCAGGGGCTTCCTGTATCCAGAGCAATCTGGTTTCAGGGAAAAGGCGGTTTTGTGTTTCGCCAGGTGCCCTCTTCCGTGGCCGTCGAAATCATCCCGCGCATGACCAGCCTTCCGCCAATCGTGAAGCAAATCACACTGGAGAGGCAAATGCCTTTGTGTTACGAAAACCAGCTCGCTTTCGTGGACACCGCAAACCGCGTAAGCTCCTGGGCTCCATCCGTTGAAGATGCCTTGGCTAACGATTGGCTTGCGCGCAGGCCATACGTTGCCGCCTCCGACACCGTGGGCACCGCCACGCCAACCGAATAACCCGCATGATTGACACAGCACCACCACCCGCCGCGCCACCCTCGACGCCACCGCCAGCAGCGCCTACAACACCGCCGCCGGACACCACGCCGCCGCCCTCGCAGCCGTGGCACGCCTCCCTGTTTGCTGACGACTCCGGCCGGTTTGCCGCCGATTGGGCGCAGAAGCTCCCCGACTCCCTTGCGGAGTACCGGGCAATGGCCGCGCAATACCCGGACCTCCCGACATTCTTCAAAAGCCACCGGGACAACATGGCAGCAGCTCGCGCCAAGGGCCTGAAACTCCCCGGCGAGAACGCCACGCCGGAGGAGAGAACCGCCTTTGAAGCGGAACTCCGCAAAGTGAGGGGAGCCCCGGACACGCCCGACGCCTACGAAATCCCCAAGCCGGACGGACTCCCCGCAGAGCTGGACTGGAAACAGGCCACCGCCGAATTCCGCACGCTGGCGCATGAAATCGGGCTGACGCCGAAGGAAGCGGAGCGAATCGCACAGTTCGACCTTCAACGCCAAGCCGCCGCCCAGCAGGCCATGCAGGCCCAGAAAGCGCAGATCATCGCCGAGGAGCAAGCCGCCATGAAACAGCGATGGGGCGAGCAGGCAGGGTTGAAACTCCGGCAGGCCCAGCACGCCGCCGCCGAATACCTCCCGCCGGAGAGCTTCGATCCGACCAGTGATTCCTTCTTGGGGATTGCCGCCGTCGAAGCAATCGCCAAGCTGGCAGCAAAGAGCCAGCCAGCCGGACACATCGCCGCACCGGCCTCGATGAACCTCACCGGCGAAGACCTCGCCCGGGACATCATGACCAACCCGGCCCACCCGGATTACAAGGCCTACAACGACGCCAGCCACCCCCAAAGCGCGGCGGTTCGCGCAAAGGTTGCGGACTTGTGGAAACGCAGTAAATAGGGACGCGGCATGGTGCCGGCGGAGAACGCCGGACGGGACCAGACGACCCTCATGAAACACCGCACAGAACCCGGGCAGGCCGCTTCACCTGTCCGGGTTTTCTGTTTGACGCCGCCGCCGCTCGCGCCACACTGACGCCGCCGAAATAGATTCGGGGGAGAGCCCCGACGCCGTAGGCAGTGCGGTTGTTGAACATCGGCAGGAAACCCCATCGGGACGGCCCCGGTGGGGTTTTTGCGTCTGGAGGATTCACTTGCAAAGACGCGCAACCGCGCAATCAATACGCATCACCGGCCCGCACGCAGCGGCCTACCGGGCACCAGCGCCCCACCCCAGCCCGCACTCGCGGCCTACTGAGAACGGCGAGGAACACCAAACCTCACTTCTCCAAATGTCCGATTTTTCCGCATCCTTTGATATTCCGGCGCACTTCAAACGCGCCTTCTCCACCCAGTGGGAACACGTCCTCCAGCAAACCAACAACAAGTTTTCCGCCGCTGGCATGGTGGAAGGCGACTGGAACGCAAAAGACTATATCTGGCAAGACATGGACACGGTGGCAGGCCGTGACGTGACCGGTCAGCGCCTTGGCGACACCAACCCGCAGGAAATCACCGGGGGCAATCGCCGCGGCAGCCAGAAGGAATTCGACATCCCTGTCATTCGTGACCGCTGGGATAACAAATGGCTCGACAAGCAGGCCCTTCCCGACGGCGAGGTTGTGACTGCCATGAAGGCCGCGGCCAACCGCTGGCTTGACGACGTGTTTATCGAAGCCGCTGGCGCGACCGTGTTCGGTGGCGCTGACCCATACGTGACCCCCATCACATTCCCGGCTGGTCAGCAGGTCGGCGCAGCGTTCGGGCCATCCGGCGCTCTGCAATCCACAATGACCCCGTGGAAAATCCTTGAAGCCACCCGCCGACTTGAGGCCGCGGACATTGACCCAACCGCCGAAGAGCTTTATCTGGCAATCAGCCCGCAGCAAAAATATGACCTTGTCCGTTTTGTTGCCGATGCGCCAAACGACATGTGGGCGAAGGTTGTTGGCGAATGGCTCACCCGAGACGCTACCGGGGTCCCAGCGAAGCTCATGGGCTATAACGTCATTATGACCAACCGTCTGCCAACCTCCACCGGCACCACTGATATCCGACTGTGCTACGCCTTCACCAAACGCGCCTTTAAGGTAAGTCCGGTGACGCAAGAGCTGACGATTGACCGCCTACCAACAAAGCGGAACGCGCTCCAGTTCTTCAGCCACCTGGCATTCGGAGCCCTCCGGGTGCGTGACCGCGGCGTTGTGCAAATCGCGTGCGACGAGGTTATCTAATCCCTGACGCACCCCAACCCAAACCCCTGACCATCAACCATCATGGCTAACGGACTCTCCAACATCGCAGCCGCGCAGGCCGCGCCCTCCCGAACCGGCACCATTCCCGGTCCACTCCTTGCGTCCCCTGTCAAACAGGCCCGCTTCCTCGTCACTGGCAACGGAACCGAGATTGCGACTGAGTGGCACGTTCTGGGACGGCTTCCAGAATCCGGGTATCAGATCATCCCGGAACTCTCCCGCATTCGGCAGGTTGCCGGGGCCTGGTCCATCGTTGCGACCATTCAGCGGCAGAACGCCGCGGGCACCGTCACGGCTCTCACCAACGCCGTCACCACCAATAACGGAGCCGTCGCCGCGGCATGGGCCGGAGCCAACAACACGGAGCCGCCAACCCTCGACAGCACGGACACCCTCCGCCTGTTGCTTTCGACAGGCGGAACCTTCCCGGTGCCGACCTCCGCGAGCTTCATCGTGGAGCTGGCTTATAAGACGGTCGAAGCGTAACCGCACCTCCCCACGGGGGAGAGTCCTTAATCGGGCTCTCCCCTTTTTTGCACCATGACCACCGCCACGACCACCGAACTCTGCAACGTCGCCCTTGGTCACATCGGCCAGGCGAGAATTGCCGACATTGGCGAACGCTCCCCAGCCGCCGAACACTGTCGGCGCATGTTCGACCATGTACGCAGGCTGTGTCTCCGGGATCATGACTGGAATTTTGCCGTTGGCCGCGAATCACTGACAGCCCTCAGCACGCCGCCGCCGTTTGGATTCTCCGCCGCTTACCAACTGCCCGCCGACTGTCTCCGGGTGCTGGCAATCAACGGACAGCCCGCAGGCGTGCGAGGCACGCAGTGGGAGGTGGAGGGCCGCACCGTCCTAATCAACGCCGACGTTGCCCACCTCCGCTATATCCGGGACGCCGACGACGTCACCCAGTGGGATTCGATTTTCCAATCCTACTTCTCCTATCGACTCGCCGCCGCCGTCGCCCCATCATTTAGGATTGATCCGCAGGCAGGGTTGCAGCTTGAGCAGATGGCCGCCGCCGTGCGCGCATCCGCGCAGGAAGCGGACAACGTGGAGACGGCCCCGCGGGTGACCAGGCTGGACCAGTCCGAAATCATTCAGGAGCG